TACACCCCGCACCTTTTTGGCGAAACTTTTTTGATAACAACCAGTTACGCGCGCGCGTGTCTATAACGTGCAAACAGAGAGCGAGGACAGCATGCCCAGGCGAAAAGGCGACGATGGTAGGGGTCCGGGCAAGCACCGGGGGCGGCGCGGAGCAAAGCGCGCGCAGGAGCGCGGAGAGGCTGAGGCCCGGTTGCGCGCAGAGGCCGACGCCGCCGCCGCTGAGGCCGTCAGTCAGGTCGAGTCAATCATGGGCCGGCTGACGGGAGATGTCGGGTTTGATGTGGACTCGCTTCGCCGCCACGGCGTCACCATGGGCGATGCTGCCGTGGCCTGGGGGTGCTTCACCGCGACGATCGTGAAGTACGCGGAGGATGAGACCGTCGAGCCCGACAAGGTCCTGACTGCGCTGGGTCAGAGCACGCGCATCGCGGTCAAGCTCGCAGAGGCGAACGCTCACGGCGCCAAGGTCGAGGCCGTCAAGGTCACCTTCGACGCCGAAGCGATCATGCCCGCCGCTCCGCCCCCGCCCGCCGCCGAGGCTCCGGCGTGGGATCGCAACGAGAAGACTGGCGACGAAATCCAACTCCACTAGGGGCACGTGTGGCCGAGCTACAGATCGACCTCGGGCGGATCTTCCAGCCCTACGAGCACCAAGCGCGCCTCCTCGGTAGCGGCTCGCGCTACCTTCTGTTCCTGGCGGGCATCGGCGCCGGCAAGACTCACACCGGCTCGATCTGGACCGTGATTCAGTCGGTTGTCCGCAACCCGGGGCAGCCGGGGCTTGTCGCAGGCCGAACCGAGCAGAAAGACGCGATGCTCCTGCTAGCGAAGATGGTGGTGGCGCGCTTCGACGACATCAAGAAGGCGACGGGGTATGACTACATCCGGCGATTCAACCGCAATGACAACGTGTTGGAGTTGGTCAACGGGTCGCTGATCTACTTCCGGGGCTTCAATCAACCGGACAAGATGCGCGGTCCTGAGTATGCATGGGCGTGGCTCGATGAGTTGTTTTTCGGGGCTGTCGATGACGCCTACGTTCACGAACTTGTGGACGGTCGTCTCCGCATCGCGAACACGCATCAACAGCTCCTGGTGACGTGCTCGCCGAAGGGACTGGCCCCCACCATCCGTCGCTTTGTTGAGGCCCAGCGTCGCGCCGATCCTCGCTACTACGTCGTCCGTGCCTCGTCGTGGGATAACCCGCACCTCGACCGCGACACGGTGCAAGGCTGGCTCGACAACATGAGCCGTCGTCGCGCCCGTCAGGAAATCTACGGCGACATCCTGCGCCCAGAGCATGTGGTGTTCCCTGAAGTCGAGATGACCGGCTCGCGGCACTTCACAGACTTCGACTGGCGCAAGCACCAGCACTGGCCTTGGGTCCTCGGCGTCGATTGGGGCAACGTGACGGGGCACGTCGCGCTCGACATCCGAGTTGATCCTCAGAGCAAGCGCTGGGTGGTTGCTGACCAGTTGTGCCCGAGCGAGGACGACTTTCCGGGTCAGAAGGCGAGCGACCGCAAGTTTCGCCAGATGCTTAAGGCTTGGGTCGCGCTGCGGGATCGCCCGCCGGTCGTCGCCGGTGTGGACCGAGCGAAGCCCAACGAGAACCATTGGCTTCAGGCGCTCTTGCAGCGAACGGCCGTCACATCGCTCGAGAGCCGCAACGAGCAGCGCATCATCAGCGGGCTTGAACTCCTGCGCGACGCTCTCGACCCCAGCGACTCCGAGATCCCGCGCCTGCGCTTCTCTCGGTCGCTGCCTCGCAAGGTGCTCGACCGGCGCAACCCGGGGCTGATCCCGTCGCTCCAGTCGTTCCGCTACACGACCGATCGCTACGGCTCGCCCAACTATCGGCGCGTGTTCGACGACGAGAACAAGCACGCCGTCGATGCGCTGCGCTACGCCTACAGCGCATGCAGGCTGCGTCCGGACCTCCACGAGCGCCTGCCGTCTATGGTCGGGCTCGACAATGACGGCAACGTACAGGGCAACCGCATCAGCGAGCACCGGCCTCACTGGTAGCAAGCCGCCGACGGGCGGTGTAGGATGGCGGCGCTATGGCTGACTGGTACGACACAGAGATCGCGGAGCTTCGGGCGCTGACTGACAAGTCGCACATGCAGCCGTACACGCAGCGCGACATGTACGCGTTTCGCGAGAACTCGCTACAGCTTGAGCAGTTCCTCGACGGCGACTGGTCGAGCATGGATGACGAGATCCGTAAGCGCATGCCCAACGCGCACCGCGACGGGATGACCTACCACGTCGTCCCTCTCATCAGCCGCTATGTGCACGAGATCGCCACGCTCTACACCGGCCCGGTTCGGCGGACGTTCACACCCAACGAGGACACGCGGCGCACGAGCGTTCGTCTCAGCGCCGAAGAGGTCGCCAAACTTCGCGAGGTGTACCGCGCGAGTTCGGTCGATGAGTGCATGCATCAGATCCAGCGCCGAACCTGCGCGCTCAACCAGCAGACCGTTGCGGTGTTTCCAGACGGTCCCCGCCGCGTGCGGGTCTACAGCGTCAGTCCTCACGATGTGCAGTTCGCGGCCGGCAACCCGCTGACCACCGACAACGTGCAGACGCACGCCGTGGTGAAGTTGCGCGTCCCGCAGAAGTCGAGCGACGGAGAGGTCTGGTGGGCGCACGCTGTGCTGACCCCGACGGAAGCCTACTACCAGACCGGCGCGACCAAGACGCCGATCTACGGCGACAGCATCACGCACGACTATGGCGCGGTCCCGTTGTTCACCGTTCGCGCTCCCGGCGCTCAGCCTCCGTCCGGGCACTACTTCTCCGAACTGCCCGAAGACATGCTGACTACGCAGATCGGCGTGAACATGGCAGTCAGCGATCTGGCGTGGGGTCTCCAGTTTTCGTGGCCCGAGACGTTCATTGAGCCCGGTGCGGACGGCGGACTGACGCAGGCGCTCGTTGACAAGATGGCGAGCGGCCCCCAGGTCCGCGCGGCGCTCCCTGGACAGGGCTCACAGGTCAAGGTCGTCAACAAGCAAGCGCCGGTTGATGCCTACCTGCGGACCATCGAAAGCGAGATCCGGCACTTCGCGATCATGCGCGACATGTCCCCCGACGCCTTCGCAAAGCAGGCTACGGCAAAGACTGCGGTCTCTCGCGCCTTCGACAAGCTCGATCGGGCACAGGCGCGCAAGGCGTGGGAGCGCGTCATGCGTCGCGCCGAGAACGACCTGATCCGCCTCGCGGCGTGGGTCCTCAACGGTGCGGGCGTCGTCTCGCTGCCCTACGAGGTTCTTCGCGTCTCGGTGGAGTGGCAGGATTGGGAGATGCCGGCCGACCCGCTGCACGAGGCGCAGGCGCGAGCGCTCGACTACGCTGCGGGCGTTGACTCGCCGATTCGCTACGTTATGCGGCGCGACGGTGTTAGCATGACGCAGGCGATCGAGACGGTACGGCGAAACCTCGCCGAGACCGCGCAGGCCGCCAGCCTCGGGGTGGACCCGAGCGGGAACATCAACCGGGCCGCATCGGCCCCCGAAGTCGCGGAGTGAGGACCATGGCAGAGGTAAACGAGACGGCGCCGCCGCCGCAGGAGCGGCCAAGCACGCCCCCGGCGAATGAGCAGGCGCCCCCCGCCCCAGACGCGGCCTCCGGCAAGACCGAGGGCAGCCCGCTTGCCGATACGGTCGCGGCGCTCGAAGCCAAGATCGAAGCGCTGACGGGCAAACTCGAGCAGACCGAGGCCGACAAAGCGGCGGCTGCGGAAGCGGCAGAGGCAGAGCGCAAGGCCAAGCTGTCCGCCTCCGAGCAGATGGCCGAGAAGGTCGCAGCGCTTGAGGCTCAGTTGTCCGAGACGCAGACACAGGCTTTGCAGTCCGAGCGAGCGCGCGTCCTGTCTCGCCTGGGCGTCCGCGACAAGTTCGCCCGGTACGCCCCGGACGCTGACCCCCGGACGCCGGACGGTCTCGCCACGCTGGAGAAGTGGGCGGCGGACAACCCCGAGTTGCGGAAGGCCCCGAGCAGCCCCGCGACCGCCGACGGCGAACTGCCGAAGTCGCTGGCCGAGAAGGCCGCCAAGGGTTCGCCTTTTCTGCGTGGACTCAGGTCCGCCATGTCCGAGGCGCGGGCGACCCCGCTGTCGCTTGGCAAGGGGGTGCGCTGATGGCACGCCGAAACACACCTGATCTTGCGAAACTCGCAGCCGAGGCACGCGCCCGCGCTGAGGAGTTCGCGACTCGAGCACCGCGCCGCGTCGGCGATGTGCTCAACTGCCCTGAAGGCTTCGAGGCCCGATGGTTTGTGCCCGACGAACTCAAGCGAGGTCGGGCCGACAAGCTGCGCCGGGAACTCACGGACAAAGGGGCGTTCGCAGCGCCAGAGGGAAGCGGAGTCGTCGTCAACGGCATCGGCAACGCTGAGGTCTGGCTTGTCCCCAACGATGTTGCTGCGCAGTGGCATGAACGCCGCGCAGCGCGAGACGCGCAGGAACGACAGCGGCTCGGAGTCCGCTAGCCTGCGCAGAGGAGGCCCACCATGGCCAACAGCTTTTCCAACGTCTACGTCGAGGCCGTCGAGCGCTTCTACACGCGTCTCGCTGACGATCAGATGGACTGGCAGCGCTTCATGCGGATCCGCGCCGACGAGGCGACCAGTCTGAAGATGCATCAGATCCGCACCGGCGGCTCCTCGGCCTTCGCGTCGTGGACCGGCGGCGCCACCACGGCGACGGACTTCACCGGCGTGGCTGCGAGCGCGGCTACCCCGGTCGCGTACCGCAAGCGCATGGAGATCGACTACTACGACGCCGAGGACAACCCCGAGGCGCTCGTGCAGGGCGCGCTCCGCATGGCCAACGAGATGCGCTACCACATGAGCGGTCTTGCATGGTCGGCGCTGGCGGGCGTGTTCACTACGTCGCACCCGGTGATCTCGTCGAAGTACGTCGTGGACTCGTTCACCAGCCCGGTCACGCAGAGCAACAAGGGCTCGACCGCGCTGAGCGAGGCGACGCTCAACGCGGCGCGTCTGGCTGTGCGCGAGTACAAGAACCACGACGGCGACCAGATCGGCGGCATGAATCACCTGCTGGTGGTGCCGGCCGAGTTGGAGGCCACCGCGAAGGAGCTGGTGCGCTCGTCGCTCTCGGGCGCCGACAATCAGACCAACACCCTCGCGGCCGGCGGTGACTCTGGCATCGCGGGCGTGCTCGTGGCTCCGCGCCTCTCGGATGCCAATGACTGGTTCCTCGTGGACCAGACGCCCGGCAACGAGTTCGCGCACTTCTGGCTCCGCTCGGCGCCGATCTTCAACATCGCGCAGGACCCGACCGACAAGCACTTCTCGCTGCACGCGAGCTACCGTGCCGTGGTCGCGTACCCGCCCGAGTGCGACACCTGCATCTACGGCGCGAGCGTCAGCTAGGCCGGAAGCGTAGGCCCGGTGGGAGAGGCAATGAGCGTGGATCTGCTGTACGACGTAGGAACCCCGGTGTGGCATGAGGATGCCGCCGGCATGGTCCCCACGTCCGCAACACTGTCGGTCGTCAAGCCCGACGGAACCGCGCTCGCCTCTCCCACCGTGACGCTGCCGACGGTCACAGCGACCGTCCAGGCGTCCACTACGGCGTCGGCGATCATCCTCGACAGCGCGGCCGGATTCGCCGTCGGGCAGGCGTGCAAGGTCGTCTCCGACGGCGTCTCGTACGTCTTCCGGGTGGCGCGCATCGACAGCGCCACCATCTACCCGGTCGCCGCTCTCCCACAGATTCCAGACACCGGCGCGACTGTCTCTGCGCTCCGCATGACGGCCACCGTCGCGGCGCCGGGAGAGGCCAACGTCGGCGACGGCTACGCTCTTCGGTGGGAGTACACGGACGGCACCACGACCCGCCAGCACGCGGCAGAGACCGCCGTGGTTCGGTGGCTGTGGCAGACCCCGATCGAGGCTTGGGAGGTGCGCGAGTACGTCGCGCAAGCCTTCCCTAGCGCCTCTCGGGAGCTTCAGTTCTACGCCGACGTTGCGGGGCGGGCCAATAACTGGATCCGCAGCCGAATTGAGGCCACGGGCAAGCGCCCGTCTCTGTACGGCTCAAGCGCCGCCTTCCGCGAGTGCGGTCGCCTCGCTGTGCAACTGTACCTTGCGGAGCGCGGGTTGATCCCGCGAGGCATGGACCCACAGACCTACTATCGCGATCTATCGTTCCGCGCCAACGAGGAGCTTCGCACGCAGATCGCCGGCTTGCGTCAGTACGACGAGAACGCCGACGGGGTTCTCTCCGAGGATGACCGGCGCGCTCGCGGCTACACAGCCAGCGTGAGGCGGTAGCATGGCGCGCGGTGTCTCCACAATCGGCAGCGCCTCACAGCAGACTGCCAAGCTCCGCACTCAAGGCTTCATCGCCTTTGAGATCGATAGCGCCGTCGGGCGCATCGTGAAGGTCGGCAAGGGCAAGCCCGCGCGATCCGAGCGCGAGACACGACGGCTCATGCGCATGGCGACGATCGGCGCAACCATCCTCTCGCACGTCAAGCGCCGGGCCATGCGCGGCGAACTAGCCACCAAGGCACGCCCGTACAGCACAGGCCGCAAGGGCAAGAACGGGCGCCCCGGCTACGTCGTCGCGCAGGCGTACAGCGAGCGAAGCGACGCGGGCGAGGAGAACTACGGCGACACTTCCGCCGATTGGCACCGTAAGGCGGGCTCGGTCCCGGGCAACACAACCGGGCTGATGTGGCGGGGCGCGCAGGCGGTCGCCAGCGGTCGCACGGGCGCGCGCCTAGAGTTCACCGGGTCGAGCATTGGAACCAGTAGCGCCGCGAGAATCAGGCGCCGCGAGACCCGCAAGGGCGTCAAGACTTCGGCGCGGCTCGGCAAGAAGGCGAAGAATCGGTGGAAGTCGGCGGCCGTCTTCAACAACCTGGGCGTCAACGTGCTTCAACCCCGCGAGGTTGAGAATCAAGCTGTCGGCGATCTGCTGCTGGGCTTCATCATGGACGGCGCGCGTGTGACTTTGGATCTCCGGCGCCTGCGCTCGCTAGGCACCACCGGCGACCGGCGTCTTTACGCGGCACTCGCACGCCAACAGCGGAGGCTTGCTCGTGGCTAAGTCGCTCTCTCAGGTTTGCGCGGCGTTCGTTGCGGCGATCGAGGCGATCTCGACCGACGAGCGAGCCGGATCGAGCGACAAGTTCCACGGGCGCGTCGGCTACCCCGACACCACCGGCGGAGATCGCGCGTTCGGCGTCACCGCGACCTTCGGCGGCGTGCGCGCCCTTGCGGCTCCAGGCGGCACGGTCGTCTGCCCGGACGTGCATGAGGTCGAGTTGTTCATCACCGTCAACTACACATGGACCTCAGAGGTCATGGCACGGATCCTCGACGACGGCGAGGCGTTGACCGAGGCGATCGAAGACCTCCGGGCGTCGGATGCCGATCTGTTGGAGGTCCTGCTCGACGTGCCGGACCTTGTGCTAGAGGGCGAGAACGGGTCTGTGGTAGTCACGCGGTCGTGCGTGGTACAGTATCAGCGCGCATAGGAGGCTGAGATGGCGAATTGGGCATGGCGTGACGTTTCGATCGGGTTCGCGCTCCAGAGCGACCTCACCACGGCGGCGACCACCGGCTTCGAGTTCATCCCCGCCGAGGTCGCGTTGCCGGAGCATGTGCGCGATGCGGAGGACTTCACCTTCTCGACGGCCCAGGTCGGCGCCTACCAGCCGCCCGCAGTCGGCGGCAAGCACGGCGCGACCTTCTCAGTCCGCATCCCTCTGCGCGGCTTCAAGTCCGGATACGACCCGACCTCTGAGCAGCCCGGCGTCGATGCCGACGTGATCAGCCGCGAGATCGCGCTTCTCGGCGCTGTCGTCGGCAGCAACAACAGCGCGGCAAACAGCAACGCCAATCTGATGTTGGGGGCGCACCTGTCCTCGTCGAACGCCTACACCGCGAACGACGTGTCTAGCGCCACAAGCAGCGCGGTCACTGTCCAGGCTGCAAGCGGCGCCAACTACAACGTTGGCGACTTCGCGTGCTTTGATGACGTTTCCGCTCAGACCGCGCCGCAACTCGGCTTTATCAAGTCGATCGCCGCCGACGTTCTCACACTGTTCGAGGCTGCCGCCAACACCGCCAGCGCGAACGACGAGAACTTTCCTACCGTGACGGCGTACCTGAGCAACGCCGCGCCCCTGCCTCTGACCGTCCGAATTGTCGGCGATCAAACTGAGTTCGGGTTGAAGTACATCGGCTGTATTTGCTCGGGCGGATCCATCACCCTGAACGCGAACGCGACGCCGATCCTCGAGCTTGAGTTCACCTGCACCTCTCGCGAGTGGGACGACTCGATCGGCGGGCTCCAGACCTCCGACGCATTCGCTCGCCTGCCGCCCATCATTGGCAACAACGGCGGGCGCATCGCCATCAACGGCTCGCAGGCGTGCGGGCTCACCGATGTCACCCTGTCGTGGACCAACACGCTCAAGTTCTTCGAGTGCGCTTCGGGCGCCGAGGGCTACAACGCGGTGAAGGTCGTCGAGCGTGCATGGTCTCTGTCCTACGCGGTCCCGCACGACTCTAGCGACACGATCACGGACGGCGAGCATCACTACGAGTATGGTTTCGAGCAGGGCTTCGCTGCTTCGGTGTCCATCACGGTCGGAACGTCCGTCGGCCGCATCATGTCGATCCTGTGCCCTTCGTGGCACATCAGCGAGCAGCCGACGCTTGAGGACATCGACGGCGTGCTTTATCACCGGCTCAACCTACGTCCCGGCGAGTACAGCGGCGACGGCGCGAGCACCAACGCCGGTAACAGCATTCTGCGGATCGGCTTCGCGTAGCCGGCTCGCGGTCAGCATGGAGTGAGGACCATGAAGATCGCCCTAGTCAAGACAAGCGACCGGATGCACTTCGCCTGGAACGGCGAGGCGTGGGAGCCCTGCGAGACAGCGACGCTTGAGGGTGTGGACGTTGTGTCGCTGCGTCCACTCGCCGGGCTTGAGGTCATTGCGGTGCAGACGCAGACCACCGAGGACCCTGTTCGCGTTCTGAAGGACACTTTGTCCACGACGATTACCGAGTGGAACGGCGAGCCAGCGCCCAAAGAACTCGTCGCCGAACTTCCTCTAGGGCCGCTGACCGCGCTCTTCGAGGCTTGGCAGAGGGTGCAGACCGGCCCTTTGTCTGGCGACGCCTGAGGGTCCGTCACCGCGACAACTGGCGCGAGGTTGACGCGTTCGAACACTGGCAGTTGCTCGCCCGCGCCTCGCTCGACCAGACGTGGCGCCGCTGGATCCGCCACCGCTGCGACTGCAAGGCGGGTCCGTGCGACAAGTCGCCGGGGCAGCCCATTCACGGCAGGACGTGGGATCAATGCCCAGACGGGGCGCTGAGGTCTCCGTACTGGCGCGCGATCTGCCACATCAGCGCAGCGCTCGACCTCGGCGCGGTCTCAGGTTGGCCGGAAGACTTCAGCGGCGGTATAGTGGACGGCGTGCGCGCGCTGCGGATTGAGCGCAGTCGCTACGAGGCCGCGCAGATGGAGCGCGCCAGCAAGGGCAAGGCATGACGCGAGCAGCCTCCAATGTGGTTGTCAAGTTCCTTCTGACGGGCAAAGATCGCGTGTCCGCCGTCATGAACGGCGTAGCGGCTTCTACGGACAAGGTGACCCGCAGCGTCAACCGCGCGAGCGAGAGCAGCCGCAAGGCGGGCGCGGTCATGCGGTCGGCGTTCTCTGGCGATGTTGTGGGCAGCGTGCGCGCGATGTCCTCGGCGCTAGGAAGCTCAGGCGGACTTGCGGCATCGGCAGCGGTTGCGACGGCAGGGACGGCAGCGCTCGGCGCGGCAGCGGTCGCAGCGGCCTATAAGTTCACGGAATGGTCGATCGAGATTGAGCGCACCCGCGCGGCTCTAGACTCGACGTTCGGCGCCGGCAAAGGTGTGGAGCGCGTCACAGGCTTCGCGCAGGCGGTCGGCGGCGTCGGAGTGGACTCGGTAGCCAAGTTGGCCACCACGCTCAAAGCGGCGGGCATCAGCGCCACGTTCACCGCAGAGCAGATGCAGGAGTTGACCGCTCGCGCCACCACGATGGGCAAGAGTGGCGACGAGGCTTTGACCGCGTTCGCGGACGCGATTCAGAAAGGCAACACGCGCGCGCTTGCCTCGGTTGGCACGTTCCTCAACTCGGGCCGCGTGCTCGATGAGTACGCTAAGAAGTGGAAAATCACGACCACGGAGTTGACCGCCTATGAAAAGCAAGTCGCGATCGTCGAGGCTGTTCAGCACGACTTGGCGACCTCGCTGGGCTCGACCTCGACTGAGTTTGCGCGCCAGGACGCGATCCTTGCACGGCTCGATGTGGCTTGGTCCCTGCTGAAACTGCGCGTCTCTGAGTACCTGCGAGGACCGGCGGCGGGGTTACTTGAGGCTGTCGCGGACACGGTCACAGAGATGGCGCGATGGGGGCGCGTGATCGGCGCGCTAGGCTCTCTCATCAGCAAGGCGGTCGCGGGGCCGTTCCGGCAGCTCGGCGCGATTCTCGGAGCGATCGCGGCCGTCTCCGTGCAGTTGGCGCGTGGCGACGGCATGGCGGCGATCAAGCGCACCTTCTCCCAACTCGGCAAGGATCTGAACAAGGCCAGCGAGGACGCGTCTGCGGCGTGGGACAATGTCGTCAGCGCGTACAAGGCCGGGCCGCAGAAGGTCAACGCGGCGGCGCTTGAGGTCTCGGGTGGTCTCACGGAGACGTTTCGCGGGCTCGACAAGGTCACACGCGCGGTCAACAAGCATGCGGAGGCGCTGGAGAAGGCGAAGTCGAAATCTCGGCCCGCCCGGCGCAGGGCGCGCGGCCCCTCCCAGCAGCAGCGGATCCAGTCCGCCGTCGGCGATGTTGGCGCGCTTCTCGACGACGCGCAGGCCCCTGCTCGCGCTGCGGCGGCGCAGGCGCAGGCCGCTCGCGACCTGTTGGCGGCCCAGATCGACGCGGCAACCAACCCCGTGCGCGAGGCTGAGTTGCGGCTCCAGGCACTCGAGATCGACAACAAGCGCAAGATCGCCGAGATCACCGGCACGATCACCGATGCCCGCGCGAGAGACTTGGCGCTCCAGGCGCAGGCGGTCGGAGTTGAGACGAATCGGATTCGCGTCCTCGGTGAGATGCGGCAGGCGACCGAGGCGATGGCGCAGGCAGAACAGGCGCGCAAGATGGCAACGGTTAGCGGCTACATCGAGATCGGCAAGGCGACAGCGTCCGGGCTCGCGGGCATGATGGAGAGCGAGCGCAAGCGCGCGGGCCTCATGGCTGTGGTTGCGGCAGCAGACGCGGCAGTGCAGTTCATGCGCGGCAACATCCCTGGAGCCATCGCAGGAGGCTTCGCGGCGGCACAGTACGGCGCGGTCGCTCTCGGTGCGGGCCAGGGCGGCGCGGCCTCGGCTGGACGATTCGGCGGGGGCACTCAAGCCGAGTCGCAGGCGGCGCCTCAAGCGCAGGACAACGGCGGCCCCCGCGTCGTCAACGTCACGTTGGGCGGCGGCTTCGTCGTGGGCACACCGCAGATGATCGGCAAGTCTGTGGCGGATGCGATGAAGTCGCTCAAGGGCACCGGCTACGAGGCGGCGGCGTGATCGCGTTCGTGACCGATGACGACTGGACAGCCGCGCAGGTCACCATTACGGCGACCGGCACGGACTCCTACACGTTCGCGGCAGACGAGAACGACGCAAACAGCGCGATGACGGCCCTTGTAGATTGGGCGAACGCCAACGCGACGTTTGCGGGCGCGGTGTTTTCGTGGTCGTTCGATCGCCATGACGCGCAGAGCGGAGCGCAAGTCACGCTCTCGTGTGACACGTCGTTCTCTGCGACGTTCGACGCCGAGGCGCAGACGTTGCTTGGGTTCTCCGCATCGTACAGCAGCACGACGAGCGCGGCGGCACCGAACAGCGCAGCGGGCACGATCTACGGGGCGCGGTCGGGATTTCGGCAACACATCCTGTCGCCGGACCGGGACGCGTCAACAGCGGGCAACGGCACGGCCGCCCCCACAGTCTCGGCGTGGCGCCCGTTCCGCCCAAGGGTCGAGGAGCTTGGGGACTGGTCGCTCCCGGCGCGCGTGCGTGATGTCATGGCGTCGGCCACCAACCCCCGAACGGCCTATGTTTATGATGGCGGGTTCTGGCGTGGCTACGCGGTCGGAGAGGTGGTGCGAGAGCGCGTAGGCGCGTCGCTGTTCCGAGTGTCGTTCGCCTGTCTCGGTGAGGTGGCGTGATGGCTGGCGCGATCATGGCGACGCTCTACAGCAGCGGCACTGAAGGTACGCAGGACGCGACGCAAACGATCAAGCTCACGGACGCGGGAGGTGGGCCGGTGTCTCTGGTCCTGCCGGCCCCGGCGCTGCTGGATGATGCGCTGTCCGAGTGGGAGACGCAGGCGAACGCGAGCGGCACCCTGTCCGAGACCTACACGTTCAGCCGTTCGGGGCGCGCGATCACCATCGCGGCGACCGGCGTGTTTGACTACGAGCTTGTCGGCGACCTCAGCACAGCGCTGGGCATGCCCGACAATGACAGCGGCTCCGACTCCTACACCGGCTCCGAGGCGTCGGCGTATTGGCAAGCGCTGGCGATCGACTGTGCCCCGTTCGAGTTGTCTGAGCGCGTCGAACTGGAGGAGTTCCGGCACGGCCGGGTTGAGTCGCACGTGTTCGGCAATCACGACCTCATGCGGTTTGTGCTGTACCTCGACGCCGACACACAAAGCACGCTTCCACGGAGCTACTGCGCCGCCGGCAAGGTGCGCGTGTGGCAAGACACGTCGGTCGCGACGGCCTACGCTCTAGAGAATGAGGCTGGCTACGTTGACGGCTACGTCGCGGCGCTTTCGGGGCTGCGCAGCCTCGAGTTCGACGAGTCGATCCGCACAGTGACGCTGCTTGTTGCGGTGGGGCGGTCCTGATGACGACGGCGGGCCAGCCTTTGCGCTACGGCTGGGGGTGGGTCTACTGGCTCACCCTCGAGGGCGTGCCCGTGCTCTACGCAGAGCGCGATCTAGGGCTCACGCGCCCTAGCGGGTACAGCACGACCGACGCGTCGCTAGTGATGGACAAGACCGGAGAGATCGGCGTCAGCGTTGACCGTGAGGCAGGGCTTGCGCGAGGGACCCCGCTGCGATGGGGGTTGCGTGACACCGCTGTCGTGCGCGGCCTGTTCAAGCAACCATCCTACCTCGCGACGCTCTCAGCCGATGCCACAAGCAGCGCAACTACGCTCACCGTCGCGTCAACCAGCGGGTGGCCAAGCTCCGGCGCGCTCTACATTGGCGCGGAGCGCGTCACCTATTCCGGCACAACTGCGACCACGTTTACCGGTTGCACACGCGGTGTGGCCGGCCGTGCGTACCCACACAGCGCGTCGGGCGCGTCGTCCATGCTTACCGACTTGCCGAGGTGGTGGCGCGGGCGCGAGGTCAAGCTGTGGGCCTCTCCGGTGACGCCTACCGGGTTCGCGCCGGGCACCAACTGGACCGATGATGCTGAGTTGATCTGGCGCGGGTTCGTCAACACCGGGCCGACCCGCGACCGCGCAATCTGGCAGTTCGAGGCGCTACCTGTTGACCGTGTGTGCGCTCGCTCACTCGCTGCCGAGTGGACCGGCACGCTAGACCCTTCCGAGGCGCGCTTTCCGGCTCCCGGCCCTCTCGGGCGCATGATGTCTGTGTCCATCGCTGGGCGCACTGCGGCGGGCGCCTCGGTCTACAACTACACGGGCGGCAGCGCGCTTGAGTTCGACGCGTTTTCGGGGTTCGATCCGGGCGAGTTGATGACCCCCAGCCAGATCCGCGCGTCGATCAAGTCGGCTTTCGATTCGGCCGTTTCGAGCATCGCCGAACTCACTGCATGGCACTGGTACACCGGCAGCAAGGTGGGGCAGGGCTATTTCAACAACGGGCCGCCGCAGGGGTACACCGGCACGGTCGGCGCTTACATCGAACACGCCGCCGCCGCCACTGTGGATGAGGTCAATCTGTCCATCACAGGCCCGTTTGGCGGACTTCTCGGCCCAATCACCATCAGCACGCAGGGCGGTATCGCCGCATCCACCCCGATCGCTACAGGATGGGCCTCGACCGAGATCATGGTGGACAAGGGCTTTGGGTCACCCTCGACCATCGCGCCCGGACCGTACTACGGGATCGATCTCGACGAGGGGGACCCTAGCGCCGCACCTAGCCCCGGCAAGATCAAGATCGGCGGCGCGGTCTACAACTACAGCAGCACAGCGACGGCGGCGGGAAAGTTGTTTCTCGGCGGGCTAACCCTCGCCGGCAAGGGCGCCGACGTGCAGACCCTCGGCAAGACCGACTGCACAATCGTGGCGCAAGCCCAGGACACGGCCGGCGCGGTCATTTTGCAAACCCTCCTATCGTCGGGCGAGCCAGGGTTGCGCGACGCTACGCACGACACGCTGATCGCCGGGCAGGGTTACGGGCTTTCGTCGGATGCGGTCGATGTGGCGGGCATCCCTGCGGCGGTCAACACCGGATGGCTGGCCACGCAGACAATCGCCGTCGCGCACGGGTCGCGCTCGCTTCAAGAGATCTTCGGCGGGCTACTCGCGCTGTCATCGCGCGCGGTGGCCATGCGACAGATCCGTACCGCCGACAACCGCGCGGCTCAGTTGACGGTTGTCGAGACCTCGCCGGTGGGCTCTGACCACGTTGTGACCATCACCGATGCAGACCTGCTCTCGCGGCTCGTTGAGCCCGTCGAGGCCGGGCAACCCCCAGGCGGCATCAACCAGATCGAGGCGGTCGGCACAGAGGTAGACGGCGCCAACGAGATCCGCGTCACCGTCACCGATCGCGGCGCGGTCATGGCATCGGGGGCGCGCTCGGCCAGTTACGAACTGCCCATCGGCGACCGCGACTTGCTCGCCCCCATCGTCGCGTCATGGGCGGCGGCTCGATTCGCTCGCGACCATGTGGCCCAGGTCATGACGATTCGCGTCGGCCCGTGGCTGGACGTTGAGGTGGGCGACATGGTCCGCCTGTCTCTGACGCATCACGCGATCTGGCAGTGGTCGAGCGGCACCCCCGGCTACACCGGGCAAGCTCGCGTCCTCGGCAAGATGCTAGACCCGCTGACTGGCGCGGTGACTCTGGAACTGCTCGCCGACGGCTCACAGGCGACGGCGGGTCTGTGCCCATCGGCTCAGGTAGTCGCGACCGGCGCGGGCACGTTCGACATCGCGGAGGAGTACGCGCCGATCTTCGAGCGCTTGCTCGAGGTCTCCAAGGCGGCGAGTGTCACGCTGATCCACTACCGGCCGGGGCAGGCGGAGTCAGGCGCTACGACGTTCGACATCGACGCGGTGGCGGTAACGGGCGGCGTCTGCCGCTGCACCATCACCGGCCCGGCGCCGGTCCTCACGGTCGGCAGTTCCCGCGTTACGTGGCCCCTGTCCGCTGATGATGATGACTACCAAGCGCGGTACATGCACGACGCCGATGGGAGCCGATGGGCATGACGATCACCACACCAAGCGCGCCCGTCGTCGTCTCTGAGGCCGATCTGTTCCTGCCAGCCGCCGACGCCGACCCGTTGCAGACCATCTTGGAAAACGCAAACCACGCATGGGCCCACTACACGCCGCCGCTGCTCGTCGCGGTCTACACGGTCGAGAGCGGGATCGCGCGTAACGCCGTGTTTCAGGTGCCCATCGTCCCGAGCGCGGACGGGCTGACGTACCGCTTCGAGCACCACGCGCTAACGGGGACCGGCTCCGGCAACCTCGGGGTCACCGTCGAGGAGTACGACAGCGGGTGGAACAGCATCCACACTACGACGACGATCACGGCGGCGGCCTCGTCTTGGGTTGAGTACCGGCACACTGCGACGATCTCCGCCACCTCTACCAAGTTGCGGATCACCTACAGCCGCGCCGCGTCTGACCCCTACACGCCACACAGCGTCACCGTGTACCCGGAGCCCGGCGCCGCCTCAACCGGCACACAAAGCAGCGGCTTCGAAGCGTTCGATGGCGGGCTGCTTAGCGCGACGGGAGCCCCCATCACGACAGAGCACGTCAATCGCCCGGTAAAGAACATGCACGCTCTGATGCGCGACCGGCGCCAGTGCGTCGCGGCGTTTGTGCAGGAGGACGCGAGCACGCCGGGCAACGTGCTGCACGATGTCGGCAACGCGTCACACGCGAGCGCTGCAGACGTGCGCGTTCTGTACGGGCGCGCAGTCGCGACGCTACCTTGGCAGGCAAAGACCGAGTTGTCTGTGTACTGCATCGCGACGCACGACCACACAAGCGCGAGCGACGTTGTGCGCTTCGGACAGGCAGACGGCGCGGAAGTCACCTTCGACGCCGACGGGACTGTGGAAACAGCAGCGCTCACGGTGCAGTGCGATCGGCCTGGAGCCATCGACGCGGGGGCGGAATTGGTGCTTCAGGGCTCAATCCCTGCAGCCTCAAAAACGACCTATATTCACGCAGTTGTCGCCTATTGGCGCCCGGGGGACTGATGCGAAAGCCTCCACACAGCAGCAACTGGCCGAGTGCCGCGCCTACACTGATCGCCACCCCAACGGCCCCAGCCCGCGTCGAGTTCCTTGCGGCGGCCGACAACTACGTCATGTCAGGTCTTGGGTGCTACGCTCAACCCGCGCTGATGTTCGACGGCACCTCATCCGGGCTGTCACTGCGCCGCGTCGCGCTCATCGTCCCACCCTACTCGGAGCGCATGCGGGCGTGGGTGACGCGCGGCGGCGGCGTCGTCAACGCGCTGAGCCCGATGGGGCAGAACGACACCACAATCAGCGCCGAAAGCAGCGGCTCGGGCTCGTTGCCTGTGGCGGCTGCGGAGGTGGTGACGACACCGGCCGGCATCTCTGGATCGAGTGCCTACCTCGGCACTGCGGCACCCTGGGCGTCGGTCATCACCCGCACCGGCGACGAGGACGACGCAAGCCCGTCCGCCACCAAGGATCGACTGTTGGAGATGGCAGGAGCGCTGACGCCAACGGTCGAGTTGGTGGAGATCGGTGCGGCGCAGGGCTTCGGGCTGTCCGTGGTGCGCCAGTCGCAGGACTTGGAGACGCTGTAGCGCACGGCGGGTTGTCTGCGCTACACTCCCCGCAGAATGGAGGCCGAGCATGTCTGTCACGATCCCTACAACCCTGCCCACCGGCTACGCGGCGTCCGTGATCGATCCTGCCGGCGACGTTGCGGGCAAGCTCTATGCCGCGCAGGCGTCAACCACGTCGGCGCCGACCAATCTCACCAGCGCGGGCACACTCCGAACCACCGGCATCGGGTGGGTGGATCTGTGGCTGACGGCGGGCGTCGCTGATGTGACGATCACCGTCTGGAGCTATAGCTCTGTGGCGGGCGGTTGGTATGTCGATACCGCGTTCGGCGTGGGTGGCGAGTTGCTTGTGGACTTCAGCGACAAGCCTGCTGTCCGCAAGTCCTACGAGGTTCGCGGCGCTGACTACATGCACGTTCAAATCTCGGCGCTCGGTTCGAGCGCGACCGCGACCGTGTTCGCGACGGTCTCGCAGGACACTCCCAAGTGAGGTCGCGTCGAACCAGCGGCGCCCCGACGCTGTTAGGGCGCTTCCGTCGCGACGGCGGCGACGCGGAGATCGCCCACGCTCGGCACGCGTGCTTGTCGTTCGGCGGCGTCAACGAGTATGTCACCATGGACCCGCTCGCGCCGTACCTGTTCGCGTCGCAGGCGTGGACGGTCAGCATGTGGCTGCGGCACGATGGCCCGACCGCAACCGGGCAGAATGTCTGGAACATCAATGACGCATCCTATGGCAACGTGGCCACTTCGACGTTTCTGGGCACAAACAACTACATGACGATCTATGGCGGCAACTCTGCCGTCAGCGCCGGGCGCGCCCGCACGACAAACATTCTCGACGGCGAGTGGCATCACGTCATGATCGCCATCGACCACAGCGTCAACCGGCTCGACTGGTACGTTGACGGCCTGCTCGAGCAAGGCGCCGCCGCGACACCGTTTCCGGCGCTCGCCGCTGATGACCTTGTCACACTCGGCGCAGAGTGGGACCCGGGCCCAAACGCGGGCAACTACTGGGCAGGAGACGTGCTGGGAGTAGCGGTATGGTTCGAGCAGCTGGACCTGACAAGCCTCGCCGCCCAGATTCACGCAGCCGGCCCGGCGCTGAACCTCCGCAACGCGACCCCGACCCCGGCGCGGTGGTACGTCCTCGGCGGCCTCGGGTTCGACGCGATGACAACCGACATCCAGGGCTCGACCGACGCGGCGGCCCTGCAGAACATCGTCCGCGCCGACGTTGTGAGGTCCGGTCTGTGAGCAACACGCGCCGCTGGTACCTCGTCGTCTACACGTCGCAACTCCCCACGTTGCGCGAGACGCTGCCGATCGCGTCGGGCACCCCTCGCCTCAGCCGCAGCGGGCAGCGGGCCATTGTGTCGCTTGCCGAGCGGACCGACGGCGCTCTCTCGCACGAGCAGGCGACGGCGCGCATGCAGACCGAGGCATGGCGCCGGGATGACGAGCAGTGAGCACGACCGGCGCCGCTGCGGTATGCTGCCCGCGTGATCGCGCTCCTGACCGCTCTCGCCGTCGTCTGGTGCGTCCTGTTCGTGGCGGTGCTCCCGTGGTGGAGGCGCGGTCAACTGCGGGACGCGGTGGCGCGCGTAGAGATTCGGCAACTACGCGATCATGTGGACAGGCTCGAGGCTTCGCAAGCCCTGCTGGTCAAGGCCCTGCGCGCTGAACGTCGGCGCCGCAAGCGCTTGGAGGCGAGGATCGATGGAACTGGACCCGACCACACTAGCGGTGGCCTCAGGCGTCGGCGGCGTCACTCTCAGCGCGGCCGGATGGGCGGCGCGGGAAGCGTTCCGGCGGCTGAGCGCGGCGCGGGCGGCTGAGACCGAGGACATCATCCAGCGGATCGACGCGCTCGCGGCGAGGCTCGACCGGATGGCAGAGTCGCAGCAGCGCACGGAGATTGTGTTGACCGAGATCCGTGGCGAGCAACGGCGCTACGACGAACGCATCGCGGCCGTTGAGTCAGGCGCCGAACACAACACGGCGGCACACTCGACGCTCCACAAGCGGATCGACTCGCACGCCGACCGGCTCACGCGGGTCGAGACGCGCCAGGAGATGGCGAAGGGGGCAGCATGAGACTCACCAAGAACTTCGCCCTCCGCGAGTTCCGTTGCGGCTGCGGTTGCGGCATCGAGCGCGAGCACATCCGCGACCTGCAGGAGACCGCCGAGATGTGCCAGCGCGCACGCGACGCCATCGGCTGGCCCCTCATCGTCCGCACGGGCATCCGCTGCGAGGACTACAACCGGCAGTGCGGCGGGGCCAAGCGGTCGCAGCACCTCCCGTCGCAGTCAGCGCGAGCGGCCGACCTTGTGCTAGCTGAGGGCGACGGCAAGCCCACGATCGAGGAGTTCTGGCGCGTTCTGCACGCCAACCGCGAGCACATCGGCTTCAACGGCGCGGGCTACTACAAGCGTCCGCCGAGCGACGGGCGACCCTCATTCGTCCACATCGACCGGCGCGGCGGGCGGTACGCGGAGTGGGGCAAGAACCGGCCGACGAAGAGGGCGCGATGAAAGCTGAACGCCCCCCAACCGCTGCCGGCTAGGGGGCGCTCGCCGGTAGGCACCCACCGGGTCTAGCAACCTAACGGTACCTCGCGGGCGGCGAGACAGCAAACACGAGGTGGCCATGACCAACACCCAACTAGCAATCCAACTCGGCGGCCTGTTCCTCGGCGGCGCAACGGTCGGCGGCATCGTCGGCGGCGCCATGGTCGCGGGCTACCGTGCGATCGACGCGGCGCAGCACCTCCCTCGCTGGGCTGACATGCTCGGCATCGGTTGCGGCTACGGTCTCGCGGTCGTCGGCGCTGCCCTGCTCGGCGGCTACGTCGCGCCCGAGCTGTCGGAGGTCGGCGTGCGCGTGTGCGAGGTCGTCGGCGGACTCGGCGGGCTTGCGGGTCCGTCTGTATGGCCAGCGATTCAGCGGCGCGTTGTGTCGGTTGTGTCTTCGGCGCCGGGACCTGTCGGGCCTGCGGAGTGATTCCAAACAACAACAAGGAGCAAGACATGAACCACGACTATCTTCTTCAGTTCTTCACCTACGAGCACCTCCCGCCGCATCTGGCCGAAGTGAGCAAGCCGTTTTGCGATGCGGCGCACCGCATTGCCGAGACGCTCCCCAGCAACCCTGAGCGCACGATGGCGCTGCGAAAGTTGCTGGAGGCCAAAGATTGCGCCGTGCGAGCGCTGCTGTTCAAGTGACCCGCGCCCGCCTCCTCGCCGCGGTCACCCTCGGCGGCAATACCGCGCCGGGGGTTGCGGGCGATTGGAAAGTGGGTCAGCGCGGAGCCTCGTACCAGAGCGCCTGTGCGATATCATCGGTTGACGACACCGCGTCCTCCTGCCACATGCCGTCGTTCGGCCCTTTGCTGTGCATCGTCCAATCATCGCCGTCGCGAGTCAGGGTCGCGACGATGTCACCATGTCGCAGCGCGGCACAGTCGTCGCTAACCCAATGAATCTCGTCAACGGGGATGCTAGCTGTAATATCAAAGCGTTTCATCGGGTCGCTCCAGTGTTGCGGCGGTCTCTCCCGCCTTGGCGAGAACATTTATGCCACCACCTAGCGACCAACGCAAGCACAAATGTGCGCTTTATTGTCCCATGAGCGGAAAAACACCCTCCGCGCCATGGAACAATGCTAGCCTCCGCGCATGACCCGCGCCCTAGCCATCGTCTGCGCCCTGCTCGTCGCCGCAATCGCCCTCGGCGGCTCTCTGTGGCGGCGGGACGTGCGGACCCTCGCAGACACCCGCGCAGACCTCGCCAGCGCCCGCCGGAGCGTCGCGCAGGCGTCCAAGCGCCACACCCGCTGCCTGGGCCTCGTAGACGCGGAGAGGGCGGCTGTGGAGCGTTGCCAGCGAGACGCGGAGGACAGCGCGCGGGAGGCTCGGGCGACCGAGCGCGCGGCTTGCAACGAGCTCGTCAAGGCCGCCGAAGCTCGCGGGGCGCTGGATGTGGAGCGGACGGACGTGCGGGCGGTTGTTGAGGCGTTGAGGCGGCGCAGGCGCGCATCAGAACGCCGCACACCACGCCCAGACAACCCAAGCCACTAGCACACACGACAGCGCCGCCGAGACCG